CACTACGCATTTTTGGATTATCATCTATAGCAAAAAGTATTTTTTCTTTAATACTTTCAGCGTGTTTTTTTTTAGATTCATTTTGATCTTTTGGATTACCGCCAATGTTATTCATCATTAAACGATTGTATTTGACTCCAGCTTTTTTAAGAGCTTCTACTGTGTCTTTCCTATCCTTTTCTGGTCTTCCTGTTATTATGTAGATTTTATTTTGTTTTGATAACTTATTAACATAATCAACCATTTTTTTAATTGGATATATGCCATTACGCAAAATTGTATTATCTATGTCTACTATAACTACTGAACATTTTGTTAAAAATATTTGTATTTGTTCATAAATATTAAACATTAAATATTCCTGTGTTAAATTACCAATCAAGTTTTTCATAAAAAAAATTAGATAAACTATTATCTATGTTATAATAAAAACACCTTTTATTAATCCATTCTTTTAATTTATTCTTATTTTTTTCTAAAATTGCATCTTTTCTTAATTCATCAAGTTTTTTATCCGTGTCATTGTGATTTCTTTTATCTTTATAATGAAAAGAAAAAACTTTAAAGTTTTTTATTTTTATGTAAGAGCTAAAGAATCTTTCATGTATAAATGGAAAAAGATTTAAAGAATAATCTTTAGGATATTTAAATGAAGAATTGTGTATGTTTTTAATATCTTCATCTAATTCATCAAGTGCTTCAAAATAATTTGAAAAAATTTCATTATAACCATCCCAAAATTTTTTATTTGCAATAAAGTAACAACAATAAAACATTTCATCAGTGTTCATTGGTTCATAAAGATGTTTTAACTCTATTTTCAATAATGGAAAAAATTTTTCTAAAAATTTAATTGATTTTGAGTTTTGAGAATACAAGTTTTCCCAAACATTGTAATAACAAGCTGAAACATTGTAGAATGGGTTAAAAAAATATATATCATAACCATTATTTTCTTTTATTTTATTTATAATTTCTATTCCAGGAATGTTCATTTTTGATTTATAATTAACACTAAAACAACCCCAAAAATTTAAATTTTCTTCAATAGCTTTTTCATAACATATTTTATTTATGTAGTACTCTCTTAATTCTGGTATTAAATTTTCTGTATTGTCTAATTTTTCAAAAGATTTATCTAAAATACTTTCTTGATATTTTTTATAAAAACATTGATAAATTTTCATTTTAACTCAAAGTAAGTAAATACTTTAATTGAGAAAAAGAACTAAGCATTTCATCTCTTGTATTTAATAAATTTGTTTGCGTGATTGGATTTACATTTTTAGGTATTTCTACAATAAGAAAATTTTCTGCTTTAGCAATAAATGAAACAATTTCTTCTGAAGTGTTATTGGATACAGAATATGAAGAAAATTGACCATGTGGCATTAAACCATGTTCACCTTGCCATTGTTCAATAAAATCATCAATGCTTTCAGATAAATCGTCATAAGCTTCACCAAATGATTTGTGTTGAGCAAAAGATTTGGTGTTCCAATGAAAAACTTTAAGTTGCGAAAGCAAAAATAAGAAATCTGACTGCGTAATAGTAGCATCTGTTGCTACTTCAGCAGCTTTTGAAAAATAATTGTGAACATGTTTTGTAAAATTCGAATTTTTCATATAATATCTCCTTAATACAATATACACCAAAAAAAATATTAACTTTTTTAATTGTGTATTCCTATAATTTTTTCAAAAAAACCAATTTTTAAATTATTTTTTAAACAATGTTTTTCAGCTTCTTTTATAAAATAAAAATCGGAATCATATAATGTTCCCCATATTATTTTTTTTGCAATATCTGTTTTAATCATAGCATTTAATGTGTCTATCTCTGCAAGATTAATTTCATTTTTTTTTGGTATGATGCCAGATTTATTGTGCATTATTTTACATATTAACATTGCATATTTATTTTCTATTATTTCATTGTTTGAAAAAGATAAGTAATCTTTTTTAATAGTGTTATCGTCATCAAGCCATATCGTGTAATCTCCATTGCATTTTAAAATCATGGCATTTCTTTGAAAACTTCCATAATTTTTAACTTTTATTTTTTCTATATGATTATAAATAAAACGATTGTCATTAATATTTAATACGCATTTTTCATCTTCTTCACTATATCCATCAGAACAAATTAATACTTCATAGTTATTATAATTTTGATTTAAAACACTAATAATTGCACGATTAAGTAAATCAACTCTTTTGTATGTTGGAATTATTATTGAAAACTTTATCATTTTAAAACCTTTAAAAATTGATTATTATCAAATAATTGCCTATATGTATAAAACACCGTTTTTATCATATTGGAGTTCTATGAAATATCTTTATGAAATATGGATACGAATAGAAGAAAAAAATAAAAAAAATAAAGCTTGTATAGATAAAAATGGAAGCTGTTGTATTGCACTATGTGCTTCATCAAATAAAGAAGCATTTTTTCTTTTGCAAGAAGTGCTTTTAAGTTGTGATAAAAGGCCAATAGGAAATAAAAAGAAAATAAAGCACTTTAGGTTGAAAGGCAGTTGTTCTAAGTATATATTTCTTCTATGTAAGGAAAATGTTGAAAGTTATAAAAGAGCATGTGATTAAAAGCAACTGCGTTAACAATTCAAGCATACGGTTCTTCCGCAGTTTTTATACCGAAATGAATCACATCACCAGGGGATAACCCCAAGGATTGCCAGAGAGTAGCCAAACTCTCAACAGGGTGGCACGAAATAGTTTAGAAAGATTATTATACTAGAATTTGAGTGACCACTTCTCATACTAGACCTGATACTTTACAAGTACCTTCTTTCTAATGTCCTGTTTGGTCAAAATTTTATAACAAACTGCTTGTTCTAGGAACTTGCTGGTAGTAGTACTATCAGGGAGAAGAAGTGGCTTATTGCCTATAAGTAATCTGCTGTTATATCGGAAAAAAACCAAACAACAGTTTTTTCAATAAATCCTTTAGAATTAAAATCATTTACATTTTTACCAATAATTGATAGCAATGAAATAAATTCAGATTCTGATATAATACCATTTAAATAAGATTTTCTTGTTATTTTTAACAGTAAATCAAAAGTTTCATTTGAACAAATGTCGTTTTTTGATATAGAATTAAGTATTGTTATTGAGTTTGAAAGTTTTTTTGTTAACTTTTTACAAGCATAGTCTATTCTGTTTTTCAAAATTATTTTCCTTGAGGTTTATAATGGCTAAAAAGAAAAAACAAATTTCAAGTGAAATAAAACTTCTTTTAAAAAAGAACTTAAGATCTATAGTAGAAATAGAAAAGAAAAATTGCACTATAGAAGATCCAGATTTTGGCGAAATGGTTTCAAAAAAAGCTTGGAATTCATCTAATTTTATTGATTTTGTTAAAAAAAAGAACACATATAGCTACACAATAAGCGAAGGTTCATTAATTGTTGGATTTTTGCTTTTTGAAGTTAAAGAAAATGAATTATTGATTGAAAGAATATGTGTAGACAAAGATTTTAGAAGATCAGGATTTGGAAAAGAATTTTTAGATTTTATAAACATTAAAAAATATAGAAATAAAATTATTTTTTATTGTAAAGAAAACGATGTTGCCACTATTAAATTTTTTAAAAAAAATGACTTTACAGCTAATTTAGAAAAAAATTATTTTGGAATTGATGATGATGCTATTAAGTTTACAAAGGAGATTTTTTATGAAGAAAACAAAAGGTAAAATACTTGTAAACTGTTTAGGTTGGTGTAATAAACAATTTTTAAGTTATGATCCAGCAACAAATAGGGTTTGTAAAAAATGCAAAGAAAAAATAAACAATAAAAAAAATGAAATGGGAAAAAATTATTTTTCTGAAAAAAGAGTAGAGGAAAATGAATAAACCAAAAGTTGCACTTATAACACCATCATTAAGCATGGGTGGTGCTGAAAGATGGATAGTTACACTTGCAAAATTTTTTAATAGATTAGATCCTTATTTAATTTTAAATTTAAGTGGTTACAGTGATTCAATTTTGCTTGAAGATATTCCAAAAACAACAAAAGTTTTATCAAATTTTTATTCAAATGAAAGAAGCATTATAAACGCTTTAAGTGATGCAGATGCAGTTGTTTCTTGGTGTTTTAATTTAAATATTAGTTTAAAAAATGAATTAAATTGTCCAACAATAGATGTTTCACATAGTGATCCATCATGGAAAAATCATTCATTATTAATAAAAGAATCGTGTAAAAAATCAAAATATCATGTTGGAGTAAGTAAAGTAGCTGCATCAGCATTTAAAGAAAATAATTCGACTGTAATATACAATGGTATAGATACAGAAAGACTTAATCAATTTAAAGGAAGAATCAAACAAAGAGAAGAATGGGGTTGTGAAAATAAAAAAGTTGTTATTTTTTTAAGTAGATTATCAGAAGAAAAAAATCCAAAAATTATTTTAGAATGCTCAGAACTTTTTGATGAAAG